TTTTCCCAGTCACGATCAGTGGGGTTGTTAGAACCTTGAGCATAGATTTCTTTATTGAGAACAGCTTGTTCTCCAATGTGAGAGAGAGCAGGCCAGTAATAGTCCCAACGGGTAGAGCGGGAGTACATACGATTTAGACCTTGTTGATAGTTAAGGTCGGCACGGGCAGAGACTAGTCCTATTATTACGCAGTGCTCAGTGAAGGATTTAGTAAAGCCGTGGCCAGAGATAGAGGTAGTACCCATAGCAGAGAGGTTACCTTGGGGAGTAGTGCCTGCTTCAGAAGTTTGAGCAATAGGATTGATATTAAGAGGGGAAGAGCCGCCGCCGAGATATTCGGGGCGTTGAAGACGAGCATCGGGAGAGGTTACGCCAAAGTGAGAGCGGATGATTTCAGTATAACGAGTACCGCCGCGAGCATCGCGTTCATATAGTTTTTGAATTTGGAAAGCTTGGCGTAATTGATTGATAGTAGCAGCAGTAGCATTGGTTAAATCGGCGCGGATATTAGGGAAGCCAGCATTGTCAGGGTCTTCTTCAGAGTAATAAGTATTGTTACCAGAAGAGGAATTAAGAACAGCGAAGTTGTCATAAGGTGTAGTTCCAGTACCGTCTGTTTCATAGACAGAGGCAGGGCCAGCAGCATAGGTTTGATTAACTTTACCTATGCCAGTAACAGGAGCAGAAGTACCAAGTGGAAGATCGACAGAAGGGCCTTTTTGAGGCCAAGGAAGCGCCGAAGTAAAGTAGTCATGACGTTTGCCACGTTTGAGAAGGGTATAGTCAGTAGGAAGATCAGGACCATCATCTGTATTAACAACAACACTATCTTGAAGGTTTTCATCACGAAACCATTCGTTCCAGATAAGGTTGTAAGCGCGATGATGGAGTACAGTGTGGGTAAGGTCAGGGATTTGAGTAGGTAGTTGGAGATAATCGTGAATAGAGCCGTTGGCATAGCCAGTAACGGCAGTAGAAGTCATTTCGGGAGTAAGATAGTCGGTTGAGTCGGAAGGATTAGCTTGTTCGCCATTAAATTTTTCCCAGTTTTCCCAGAGTAAACGAATAGGGACAGCGAAGAAGAAGCTATCTAAGAACATATTATCCATAAAAGGATGTAAAGGAGTTGCAAGGCGTCCGAAAGAAGACATGGAGAGATTAAAGGTGTCTCCTGGAAGGGCTTCGTCAACGAAGACAGGAACGAGATCACCAGAATCGAAGGTAGTTTTATTTCCACAAGAGCGATCAAAGGAAGCGCGAGGAATATCTGCGCGAGGGACTTGGGAAAAGTGGTTAGACATAACCGAGGGAATTTTAGACATTAGCTAGGATCCTGTGTTTGATATTTTGGAATATCTTCATCAGATGTTGAGAAGGGCGGAGTTTGAGTTTTTATATAGTCCTCAATTTCAGTTTGAGAGGATTTAGCCTCAATAAGTTTGAGGATCGGTTCAGGGGCAGAGAGTGTAGTGAAGGCCCCGTTGGTATCGGAGTACTCACCCATATAGAACAGGGTGTAGTCCTCGGGATAGCGAGAGAAGGAATGGTCGGGGTTGAAGAGTAAATCTTTGATTGCACGAACAGCTTGTCCTTTAGTAGGCATGAAGAACGGTTGTAAGAAGGCTTCAGCTTTAACATCATAGATTGTGAATATAAGCGATTTCATAGAATTTTCCTAGAATTAAGTTAGAGAGCGTTTAAGTTGAGTAAGACGAGTTTGTGTAACTCGTTCTCTAACCTTTAGGCGAGCGGGAGTGTTATTGTCAACGTGTTTTTTTGCATTAGTTTTACGCTTAGCTTTTAAGCGTTTGTATTCATTGGGATTTGTTATCTCAAATTGGGTGTCATAGAACTTAGGAGGGCGCATTTGTTGACCACGAATGACGACACTATCAGAAGGATAGATGTCAGATTGATATTGTTCGAGCCAAGATTTACCAATGCCGTCACGACGGCTCATAGTAGTATATTCGGGTTTACGATAGGTAAGTTCTCCAGTTTCTGGGTTTTGATATTGATAGTGATTTTGTTCAGGTTCCCCAGTGACTTTTTTCATAATATAGCGAGCTACATAAGCAGCAGATTCAAAAGTCACGTCCCCAATAGAAGAGAGGCCGAAAGGCCATAGTTTAGAAAGATCGTCCGAAGTATAGACGATATCCCCGTTATTGTTTTCAAATAAGGGGGTTTTATCATCAAAGTCATGCCCAAAGAGACAAGCATGATAATGAGGCCGACCAAGTTGTTCGCCGTATTCGCCACAATGATAGAAGCGAATTTTATGAGGGTATTTTTTACGAAGACGTTTCATAAATCTTTGGAAATGATCAAGATTAAGAGACATATCTTCAGGAAGATGATCGTCATCGTAGGTAAGAGTAATGAAGCAGTTGTATTCATGTTGGGAAGCTTCATGTAAGCAACGGATAGCCCATTGACGGGAACGTTCAAGGCGACAGCCTACGCACTGCCCGCAAGGGAGTGCAATAGGCATGTCTGAGAAGCCCTTAGAGGGATTAAAGACAACAGGGTATTTTCCGTTGGCATTTTTAGTTTTAGACCGAAAAGCCTTTAGAGGGTGGAAGCAGGGCATATAATTGTCCTTTGACAGGATGATCATTATAGACGAATGCCACCACGCATAGGATTGGTAGTTAAGTTTTTTTTATGAGTAGTTTTTGCGGTTTTACGGAATAATTTTTTAGATGAAGACCGTTTCATTTTAGAGCGTTTACGCATTTTAATATTCCTATTTTTTAGAGTTAAGACACCAAAAGGTGTCAGTCCGTACAGTTACATCAAGTAAGAGACTGTACGGACGGTTGTTGCGAAACTATGTTTCGCTTCCAGATGCACCCTCACCTGCTGTATGGGAAGCGTCGGGAGCATCTGGAGAAGGCGCCGCAGGCGGCGGAGATTTTTGAGGCAAAGGAGGCTCGCTAGCGAGTCCAAGTTTTACCATTTCAGGAAGATTGGAAGGGTCTTGAGTGAATTGAAGGAACAAAGCAGGATCATTGGCAAATCGAGCGCGAATTTTAGCAGGGATAGATTGAAACATTTCTTGTGCAGCAAGAACCTGGTTCATTGAATCGTGATAACTTTCGAAATCGGTGAAGTCACCATAGTCACCTTGGTGAACATTAACGTGAGACATAAGACCAGTTTTTTCGAAGTTTTTCATAATGCGATTAATATCACATTCTTGTTTGAAGGATTGATGGGCCATAGAGGGAGCAGAAAAGAGTTTTGGGTGGGATTTGCGATTAGCATAAGCGGATCGAATATTAATTTTTGACATATTATCGACCTTTCCGAAGTCCAAGAGTTTCAGTGAGTTTTTGGAGGTTGCGAAGCTTTTGACCAGCCTCAGAGCCATAGAAGAGGGCGTCAGCTTCTTTTAAGGCATTATCGTAAGAAATGCCTTTAGTGAGGGCCTCAATTTGTTGCCAAGTTTTACCAGCAATGATTTGATTTTGGGCCTCAGTATATATTTTATTTTCAGTGAGTTTAGTAGTCATACGAGCGAGTTTTTCGTCTTGTATGGTTTTTTTAGTATTAGCCTCAACAGCTTTAAGATCGGCGGATAACCGCCGCGCATGTTGGGCAGAGGAGACGACTTTAGAGAAGTCAGGAGCAGCATTTTGAGCAGTAGCTACGCTTCCGGATGGTGTAGAAGCTCCCCCTTTTGAATAGGCGAGCATAGGGTTTAATCCGGCTTTTCTCATATCGCGCATAGAACGCTGATATTCGGTATTAGACATGTTTTCTTGCCATTGACGATTATCTTGAGCAAGAGAGATATTTTTTTTGTTTGCAGAGCGTTGTCCAGAAGCTCCAATTAAGGAAGCACCAACGGCACCAGCAGCAGCAATAACAGCGGGCCAAACCATAGTAATCTCCTAGAAATGATCAATGAGGGAGGGAACAGAGTAGATAGGCATAGGTCGAGCGCATTTAAGGCGGAAGTATGTATCGAGTAAGAAATGCGGTTCAGATGTGACAGCGATCACACGGTCGACAGGAGGATCTTCTTCAATAAATTGAGAGTTAAGAACAGGTAGGTTACCAAAGTCTTGAGCAAGATGCCAAGTATCGAGAGTTTGAGCAAAGTTAGAGCGGAATTGTCCAGTAATAGTAGAAGGTTTATAGCGGTATTCGGCAAAGCGTTCTTGATAGCCAAATACGCTTTCGTCTTCAGTGGGGTTGTTAGAACCTTGAGCATAGATTTCTTTATTGAGAACAGCTTGTTCTCCAATGTGAGAGAGAGCAGGCCAGTAATAGTCCCAACGGGTAGAGCGGGAGTACATACGATTTAGACCTTGTTGATAGTTAAGGTCGGCACGGGCAGAAACCAG